TTGTCTTTATCCCACTTAATATCTTCAGGATATTCATTTGCGATATACTGATAATTATATCTTGTCATGCCATACACTTTAAACTCTGGCATAGACTTATATGTTTCTATAAACTGTTTTGCTTTTACAATAGAACCAAACTTTTTATCTACAACGTTTTGACCTTTAAGTGTCTTCCAGTCTGTAGGTTTATTTGTAGGTATGAATAAAGTAGGTTCGTAATTAATTCTACTTAAATAAGATTGACCATTTGCAACACCTCTGATAAGAAGTTTGCCTCTATATTCTATAACGTTTGTATAAAAGTTGCTCATAATAAATGGTTCTTCAATAAATGAACTACAAGTCCATTGTGCTTTTCTTCTAAAACTATTTGACACGCAAGCCTAGAATGCATACGGTCATAGCCTTCTTCATACTCTATCAATTCAGTCTCAACACTATTTAGGTCTGGTTGACCTACAATTATAGTCCAGTCTTTATCTATTTTTACGTGACACGTTGCACACGCTTGACAACCACCACAATCAGCAGGTATCTCTGGCAAGTCTGCTTGTTTTGCAGCCTCCATCAACGTAAAACCTGGTTTGACTTTAACAGGTATTGTTTCGTTATCTCTTTTAAAATTTATCTCTATCACACTATCAAATTAGGTTTTGCCGATTTAATCGTACTCGTATTTTCTTTGTAAGCGTCTTCTAACTTACTGTCAGGATTTGTTATGCAAATTACATTTGCGTCTTTTATTTTTACTTGTTTGTCCTGTGTGTACGGTATGTATGGCGTAAACCCTATAGAAGCCTGATTTGTGCCTTGTCTCATAGGTATAAGCACAAAAGGTTTTTCTATATAATGATAGTCTATGTGATTTGTAGCATCACCTTCAACATCACTGTCTTTCAGTTGTTTACCAATAAGGTCTTCACCTGTTGACAGCCTATATAACTTAATCATAATATATCCTCACTTGTTAATTATTTAACGTCTTCTTTTTTCTCTTCAGCTTTTTTACCAATATTATATTTAGCTTGTAGATTCCAATTCTTTTTATCTTTAAATGCAATAATCTTTATTTGTGATAAAGGTGCTTTGTTCTCTAACTCTTCTGGTTTTACTACTGATAATAAACTCCAGTCTTGTAGTAAAGCACTTATTGTATTACGTCTTTGAATATCGTTCAACGACAACGTAGCAGTTTTACCATCTAAAGCAAATAACTCTTTGAAATGTACAATATAATATTTGCCTTGTTTATGTAAAATGTGGCAAGATTGAAATAACGTTTTGTCTTTTCTACTTGCAACACCAATACGAGATAAGGTTTCTCGTATCTTTAAAAAGTCATCTGGTTGTTTGAGGGTGACCTCTAACATATTTTCAGGTGACCAATTTAATTTTTCTTCACTCATTTTTTCCCACCCATTGACACCTTTTTGAGTATAGTGTCTTGTTGTTCTTTACTTAATATGTCTAAAGCCACTTTTGCCTTTTCGTTGCTATAGCCATAATATTTTTTGATAGCGTCAAAGTATTTACCTTTTTTAGTAGATACCCATTTACTACCAAATCGCCTCATTTTTCTAATACTATTTATTAGAAAGTGAAATTGTAGCCGATTAGAAATGCCTGATCTTTGATTCATTTCATTGACAATATAAATCAATTCTTTATGATAAGATAAACATCTATTGACTACGTAGGCAGGATATTTCTTTTCCCAAAATGGGTCTTCTTTGTTTTCCATTAAGGGTTCTTTTGTATAATTTATCGCATTGAGATATTTACTCAATGAGTATATTTCATTATATTTTTTAGTCATCTTTTTTTTTCTTATTGTGTCTGCCCATATACCAATCACTTGGTTCATAGTCCCATCTCTTGCCGTGATGACCTCTTATATCTGCATACCACATTCTTAATCTTACGATTATTTTCTTTAATAACATCATTTTTTAAATTCGCACCTTTGCATTATTTCGGTTAAACAAGCGACAATATTTATCTCATGGTCTGCAACAAAGGCAGACTTGTATTGATAGTCAGCAATAATAAGAACTGCTAACGGTATTGTCTTTGGCACTAGACTCTTGTACAATGCCTCGTATAGATTTGTAAATAGAGACGCAGGTTCTTTGTCTAGGTTTTGTACGACCCATTGCCTCATCTTACCAAACTCTTTGTTCTTTAGAAGATTAATTAACTCTTTGGTATGTATTTCAGATAACGATACTAATATACCTGTATCTATTTTACCTCTTACTGAATATCTTTGTAATTCATTTATCGTTCTTCTAAAATCAGGATAATGTTTTTGAATTAACTCAGCAAGAACTTTTTTATCATACTCTAAATGTTCTTCTTCTAATAGATTACATAATCGTTTTAGAAACGCAGTTGCCGTTTTTACTTTTTGACCATTTGTTATTTCAAAGTCAATAACAGTAGTACGACTTCTTAATGCAGGTAATATTTTATTCTTGTAATTACAAGTAAATATAAATCTACAGTTTTTGTAAAACGTTTCTATAAAGTTTCTTAACGCAGGTTGAACTGTCTCAGCGTTCATATAATCTGCCTCGTCAAGGATTACTACTTTATGATTAGATGTTTCTTCAAGCGATACACTTGAAGCAAAGTTTTTGATTTGATTTCGTAGCGTATCAATGTGACGGCCTTCGTCTGAACCATTGACTACAATATAATCACAACCTATTTCTTCACACAAAGCACGAGCAACAGTAGTCTTACCTGTGCCTGCCCTACCTGATAATAATAGATTTGGGATTTCTTTGTTATCTACAAATTTTTGAAAAGTATTTTTTAAGTCTTCACTTAAAATACAATCTTGTATTTTTCTTGGTCTGTATTTCTCAACCCATAAAAAATCTGACATAATATATTTCTCACTTTCATTTTATGTAAAATGTGCCTCTGACCATTTTGCGTCAAAGGAATCAAATTGGTTATATTGTTCTTCAGTTGTTTGAGGTTTTACTTTACCGTTTTCGTCTCTAACAACATCAGCGTTCTTATCTTCCTCTTCAGGTGTCATTGGGACTCTAGTCTTGTCGGTCATTAAAACTCCGAATCAGTTTCTAAAGCAATCCAATATTCAATTTGAACTTTTTTGTTTATGAAGTGAGCAATCTTTGCTTTTGATAATGCAACGTCATAATCACCAGGTATGATTTTTAAATTTTCTGCTTTGATGTAAGCAGTAAAATCAACACTTGTCTCACCAACAGGTAGAGAACTTTCAGGTGCATTACTATTTTTTTTATCTAAAGCAACAATCTCAACCTTACCATTCTTACCTCTGATTGCAATATCAGGTAATGATAGTGTAGCATATTGACCTTTAATCATATCAAAGTCTGATTGTTTCAGTGTAAATGTCACTGTCTTATCTGGCATTGATATTTCTTTAGAAGGTGCTACTAAAGTTGATTTGTCAGCAAATGGGTATCTAGTTTTTAGAGAACTAGCCTCATCTGTAATTTTTAGATTTGCCGAACCATTAAAGTTAAGTTTAGGTTTGATAAACTTTTCAAAACTTCGTAAGAACTCTGGTAAGTCATAGATACCAAACTCTTGCTCAAAGTCTTCTTCAACAGTTGCTTTTGCCATTATGTTTTTCATTGTTGACATAGTAGCAAGTTTCTTTCCTGGTTTAAACAGAATATTCTGATTAATGTCGGAAAAGTTTCTTAATATAGAAACAGTACTTTCAGTTAGTTTCATTTCGTCTCCTTATCATAATTTAATAATAATATAACATAGTGTACGGCCTTCAGTAAGTCAGCACGATTATGTCCGTTCTTCTTGCCATATCTACACAAATATTTAATTGCGTTTGCCTGGCAAAAATCTTTTCCTATTCCTAACGTTTTGAATAGGTCTTGTACTTGAAAGCCATCTTTACCACTTGAATAGTGTTGACCATAAGTACTTTTGATATAACTTTTTATCTCGTCAAGTATTTTATCTTCATTGTATTTCATAATATTGATTCTAGTATATCACCTTTCATTTGATTTGTCAAGTTGCTTCACATCTGATAATGTACTATACCAAACAGGCATTGTATATCGTTCACCTTTTTTAATTTTAAGAACACCGTGCATAACATCTGCGCCCTTAAAAGTTATTAAAGTACCTTTTTTTGGTTGTACTATTTCATCAAATACTTTTGTTTGCCCACCCTCATAGTCATCATTTAAATATAAGATAGACGTATATGGGTGATAGTTAAAATCTTTATGTACAAGTTGTTGTTCGCCTTCTGGCCATTTAACAATCTCTGTATAGTTAATAAACAATTCCTTGTCTATTGTTTTTATGTATGCTGATAAATCGCTGAATAGTTTTTTGAATATGTTAGGACAATAGTCAGGTTGACCTAGTAGTTTGATAAATCTAACACATTCTGTTTTGTTGTAGAACTTTTTATAATCTGTATGTAAATCAGGCCAGTATGCTTTGTGCCAGTTGATTATGTAATCACAATCTTTACTACTTAAAAAATTATCTTGTCTCGTTATCATAATATAAAAAAAGGCGGGTCGCCCCGCCTTTCTATTTATAGATTATTTAATATCTATAGTTTTTAGTTTTCTGTGTTCTGGAACAATTCTTTCCAGTGACACTTTCAACAGACCATCTTTTAACTCAGCGCCTGTGACTTTAACATCATCAGCGATTGTAAAAGATTTAGAAAAGTATCTTTTCGCAATACCTTTATGTATTACTTCGCCATCTTTAGCGTCTTTAGACTCTTCTTCTTTTTTAGATTTGATTGAAAGCATACCGTTCTCTTGGCTGATTTCAATATCTTTTTTGTTATAACCTGCAAGTGCGATTTCAATATCGTACTTATTCTCACCTTGTTTTACTAAATTGTAAAACGGAAAAGAACTATTAGGGTTGCTGAAAAAATCATCTTCAAACATTCTTTCAAAATGATCAAAGACATTATCAAACCCTACGGTTACTGGTCTTAATTGATTGAAAATAGAAAGTGCTTTATTAGTCATATAACCTCCTTGTTAAGCAAAGTTTCTAATTGAGACCCTTTAAGGCGTCTCTACTTAATATATAATCATTATTTATCATATGTCAAGCGCCAGTTTCCTTTTGTCACGGAGTTAAACTGGCAAAGATCACCGTATTTGCGTGGGTACTTTTAGTTAAAAAACAAGGTAGTACCCAACCTATTTACGCCTCTACGAGGTCTTACGAACTGCCTAGTAGGTTATAATATATATACAGACACAAAGTGGCGTAAAATACTATAATCTCTTTACTTTTTTCCCTTTAATTATAACAATACCATTCATATCATCCCACTTTTTTTGTGCAAGATATATTTTTTTTGCAGCCGCTTTCTTAGCTTCTCTTCTTATTTCAGACGGCTTTTGATAGTATTGTCTAGCTCTTAACTCTTTAACAAGCCCTTGCTTTTGAACTTTACGTTTTAAAGACCTAATTGCTTTTTCTACATTATTATTTTTTACATATATTGTAGTCAATTATATTACCCCCTCAATTCTATTAGATTTCTGTATGTTATACTGAGCACATATTAATCTACCATTATCTAGTGTATGTTTACCACCTTTGTCTTTAGGTACTATTGCATCACCGTGCCATTTAGTATAATCTAAAACTTCTTCAAATGGTATAGTCTTTTGTGTTGCAGGACATATACCTTTTTGTCTTTCCCACATAATGAACTTTTGATTTTTTGTAAAGTACTTATCAGGATCTTCTTGTTGAATAATTAAACCAGATGCGTATGCCTCTGTCTCTATTTTGTCTAGTAGATATTTTAATCTCCATTGTCTAAAGTGATCTGGTATTTTTTTAATTGTATCGTCAAAGATATACTCTGAATTTTCACCAGGTATAGGATGTGTTGTATCAATATCTGCCTTTTCTTTTACATATTGTTTTAACCACAACTTATAATACTCGTCTGGTTTATCTACTTTAATATTATTTAATTTGTAATTCCAAACTGTTACAAAGTAATCAAACACAGCATTTGGTTGTAAGTGTTGAGTACCTGACTCAAAGTTTTTCATACATTGTTTTAATACTGAATTAAAATTACTATCTGATTTAAACAATCTTAAAAAGATTGATAGGTCACTTCTTGTTGTATTATCAAAGTAAATTTTATCTAACAATACTTTTGAATACTCACCTTTGAAAGCATAACAAGCCATCTTAGCAATATATTCATCACCTTTTAATTCTTGTATATCTTTATTACCTAAAAATTTAGATAACGGTATCATATACTTTCTTCTATTGTCTCTAACATATTGTGCAAAGTCACTAGGATATGATTGTCTATATTGTTGATGATTTAATGGCACACCTTTGTTTAAATTTCTGAATACATCTCTACACTCAGCAGATGTAATTTCTGTAAATACTTTTAAATCAATTTGTGTATCATTGTATTTTTCTTGTAATACACTAGGCATTGTTGAGTACTTATCAAAGTCTTTTTTAATCTCTGAACTTCCTCTGTCATACAAATATGATTTATGTAATGCCTTAAATAAATCGTTTCTAAAATCTTTGTAAGTGATTGATCTATTGTTACCATCAATACTTAAATATTCAAAGCCTTTGTCTAATAAATTTTGAAAGTATATTACAGAGTCAGGACTAGACTTTGTTTGTAAATTATATTCTAGTGCTGCCTTAATATCTACTAATACAATTGGGTTCACAGCAGAACCTAATAGTGTTGAATCTATAAACTCTTTTTTGTGGGTATCTTCCCAACTAGATTTTTCGTCTGTTCCTCTTTGAAAAGACTCGTCTAAAAATATCTTTTTATCTATATTTAAATCAGTAAAATTTTTTACACTTATTGTTTTAGTTATTGCTTTCATCATTCCTCATTGTTAGGAAAAGGGTGTCAAAGACACCCTCTTCTGGACTTACACTATGAACGGATTTTAGGTTACTCAATGAACTAGACATTTATGTCGTTCTCTTCGCCTTCCTCACCGTCATTGGAATCTTGTTTATAAGACTCTAACTCAGCCTTTTTCTTTTCATCTAGTATTTGATCAACACTAGCACCAGAGTCAACTTTTGTGTACAACTCTGTAAAAGACTTTTTAGTGTCCTCGTCAAATCTGTTTGTACATACAGATATTGCCTTCATTTTATTTTTGAAGATACCATATGCCTCACCGATGTGTACGAGTCTTCTAGTGGATATAATCTCGTCTATACCACCGTCTTTATATGTTTTTCTAATCACGTCTGCCCAAGTCA